CCATTGCTAAAGCTTTTATCAAAGTAATTTTGGATTTCTTTTGAAACATTTTCAGGATCAACGTCTTTAAAAGAAGATGTACCTTTTAGAAAAATGTCTCTTCCTTGGGCATCTTTTCCAGTACTTCTTACTTCTGGACCAGCTTCTTGATTTTTTATTTCTCCACCTTTTTGCCCTGATACTTTTTTTGTAAAAAATTGATCAATATTTTTAATTATAGCATCTCCAAATTCGACAGCTTGTCCTTCCATGTTTGGGTTAATAGCTTTGAAACTACCACCTTTTTTTAAATTGTCTGAATACTCTTTTATAGTTATTACTTGCTCTTGAGCGCTACCAGCTGGGCTTCTACCTTTTAATGTGTAGTTTCCATTTTCATCTTTATCTAACTTAACGTCAGAATCACCACTTGTTAATCCATATCTAAACAAATCGTAATCTTCATCTTCTATAGCAAAGCCATTTTCATCAACTTTTTGTATTAATCTTCCCTCCTCTTTGGCTAGATCATAAGCCTCTAGATCAGCATCCATAGCACCTACCATCATAGTTAAATCATTTAACTGCCCTGTTAGGTTGTTATCTAAAGTTTGAAAAGCTATCATATCTTCAGGAGTTCCATCTGGACTATAAGCTTTCATATATTGATCACTAATTAGTCTAGCATTGTTTTCTATTTCAGCTATTATTTGTTGATCTAAACCAGGATTTACTTTAGATATATCTTTAGCTATATCTCTATATGCTTGTGACTCAGCTAACGCTTCCTTGGTAAGTATTTTCATACCTAGCTTTTTAGCTAATGAAGCTTTTGTAGCTTGATCGTACATTTTAGAGCCTTGAGCAGCTATATCTTTAGTAAATTTAGCAGCTCTTAAACCTCTAGGATCTCTTATAATTGCTCTTTTACCTATTCTTCCGCCTGATTGTTTTGTTGCCATAATTTTATTTTTTTAACCTCCAAATAATCCAGAAATTTGACTCATAGCTTCTGGGTTAGACATAATACTTTGTGCCATTTGCATTGTTCCGCTAACACCAGCTTGAGCTGTAGCCATTTGAGCATCTCTAGCATCCATTTCTTTTTGTTCTAATCTATCTAAATTACCTACTTCAAAATTAATTTTATCTAAATCTTGTTGTATCATTTCGTTTTGTCTTATTTGCTCGCCTTGAGCGAAGAACTTCTGATTAGTAGCTTCTTGTTTTTGTATATCAGCTGATATACCTTGTTTAGATTTAGCAGCTTCTCTAGCTAAAGCAGTAGCGCCACCAGCTCCAAAGCCTCCAGCTTGTATAGCATCTAAAGTGTTAGCAAGTGATTGATCTACTTGTTGAGCTTGAAATTCTGCAGCTTCAGTAGCTACAGCTAAATTAGCATAAGGATTTCTTACTTCTGCTCTATTAGCCATTAATTTTTGAACATCTTCCTCTTTAGCTAATCTTAGTGTTTCAAGATCTTTAGCTTTATTTTTTTGTCGTTGACTTTGTATAAAACCCATAACCATAGGTGTAGCAGCTGCAGCCATTTGCATATAACCCATCATGTTTCCACTGCCACTAGCGTTAGTACTGCCACTACTTTCAGTTCCTAAACCTTCTGTAAGAAACTCATTGCCAACAGCATTATAGTCTTCAAAAGGACCGCCTTTTCTTAAGCTATTTCTTTTATTACTTCTGTTGTTGTTGTTGTTTAATAAACCCATATTTTAATTTTAATAAGATGACATGACATATTCAGATCCCACGGCAAACAGTTCTTTAGCGCCACCTAGATCTGTTGTTGCATCTGTTGTCAATTTCAATGTTGTAAAATATCCTTTAATACCGCTAGCTTGATTACCTATTATAATCTCTCTTGGTTGAGCTGTTGTATTGTTAATCACGTTGGCTACATATCTATTTTCTTTTAAGTCAAAGCCAGCTTTATATTCTATACCATCTTCAATATATGATCCTTCTCCATAGCTTTTTATAACAGCTGTTTCGTCTTCAAAGATTTCAAAACCACCTCCAGCTGATAGTGCTCCTGTTTGATCACTTACCATACTAGTTAGTTCCCAACCATTAGTACCTTCGTAATTTACTGTTTTAAATGTTTTAACGATGTTTGGCTGAGCATTAAATATAAACTCTATAGAAGACGCAGCAGGTTCTTCACCATAAAAACTATTTCTTAAAACATTTTCAGCGTTATGCATCCATAAATTAGTTTGACTAGTAGTATAAAATCTGTTAAATAAACTTTTAGCGTTGTAAGGCTTATAATCATAAAAAGATACCCAACCTAATACTTTTTCATCAAATGACAACGTGTTATATTCTCCATCTCTTTTTTGCAAGCTCAATACATACTTGTCAGTGTAAGCATTGTAAGCTCCTATAACTTTATCTTTTTCATAGATTATAAATTTAGCTTTTAAAGCTCCCATTGTCGATGTATCAAAAGGGATTAATTCTGTCAATTGTACTCTACCTGCAGTAGATCCACTTAAGATTACATTCTTAACATAACATCCAGTATCTATATCATTTATGAGAAGTGAAGATCCAATAGGTATTCCTGTAAGAATATCCCCAACGTATTCACCTGGGTTGGTTATTTCTATATAAGGCTCTCCAACACCAATAGCTTGAATTGAACCGTATGGCCAGGTTGGCGATTGTATTCCTGATAAATCTCTTGTTACTATATTTTGATACAAGTTATCATCTATTTCAGATAATTTATCTCTAAAAAAATCAGCCATGCCGTAGTCACTTATTGGTGTCAAGCCGTTGTCTGATAATCTTAATACTACATTTCTGTTTTTATCAGTAAAGTATTTTCTTCTACCGTACTTAGCAAACGAATAAGGATTCCTACTAATACCATATTCACCTACAAATGGAGTTATTTCCCCTATTACAAGATTTTGTGAGCTAACAGGCGCGCCTCTTCCTTCGGCTGTGTATAAAATATTTTTATTAACCATAGCTCTACTAATTTTATTTTCTTGAAAAAATAATAATTTAGTATCTTCACTATACAACTTTTGTATAGATCCGTATTGCTCTGGCGCTGCGAATGTTATACTTTGTGCTGATGAAAAAACGTTTGTTTCATTAACGTTTGTTTTAGAGTTAAATAGACCTGAATATATAACATTGTTTTTTCTAGTTACAGCTGTATATTGGTCATCTAATAAATAAGCTTTAACACCATAATCAGTAGAATCGCCATTAAAAGCACCTTTTATTCTAGACTCTTCTATAACCCAGTTAAGCGTTAAGTCATATGTATCTGGAGAATAGTTAACATCCGGTCTTTGATTTGGTATAGGAGACATTTGTGAAGTAGAAACATAATTTAAGTATCTAGTACCAGCAGTAGTTCCATAAGCCTTATAAGGTAATCCTGGCCAATTAGGTATTTTAGATATATTACCATGCCCAGCAGTTCCATATTGAGATTCTGTCCATTGATTGTTTGTCTTTTTTACCCAAAAAGAATTAAAATAAGATATTTCTAAGTTATAAGCCATTATCTATAAAGTTTTACGTAAACAACGAGTTGACCTAATTGAGAAACCTGACCATTTGCAAATGTTTCTCTAACGCCTATAGTTATTTTGTGTACACTATATTGTCCACCATTTAAAAATCCTTCAGCCCAAAATCTGTTATTACTCTTTTCAGTAGCAGCGCCTTGCCACTCAAACGGAGGGTTATTGCCATCTGCAAGCAAATACCAACCACTGGTAAAGGGGTCAAACCCATTACCATTAAGCCATGGAGCTGGGCTTGACGAGTTGTAGTCTACAAATTCTACTTTCCAAGGATAGTCATAGTAAGTATATCTTAAGTTTTGACTACCATAAGCAGATCCGCTTAAGTCTACTAATTGAGGACTGTCTTGCCATATAGCAGTTGTATCAGTAAACCAATCTGGTTTAGGCACAATAGTTCCTGAGTTTCTATCAGCGTCTGTAACTCCTAGTTTTTTCAAAGTCCACCATTCTTGAAAGTCAAATTTTTCAGTATCATTTCCTTTGTTAATAGCACACTCTAGTTTTTCTATATAAAGCTCAGCTCCCGAAGTTAAACCTTTAAAACTACCATTGTTCCAAGTGGTATTACCTGGAGGAAACAGCGGATATGGAACTGTTCCAGTATTGTATTGAGTCCATTTATCTTGATTAAAAAAGTGTTGATTTCTGTTTCTAGTTCGACTTCTACTAGCAGCTGTTATATTGTAATCAGTAGGACCGATGCCTAAGCTAACTATAGAGCCACCACTTGTTTTTTCAAATAAATGCTCTTTTTTTACGTAGTCATAGTCTGTTTGTCCTGAATCAGGTTCTTCACCGCCTATACTGAAAGCCCAGGTATCACCAGCCCAATTAGCAGTATCAGATGGATTAACTGGGGAAGGATTAACTGTAGCACCTAGTAAAGGAGCGTTGTTACTAAAAAAGTTGTTTCTTTTAGACACGAAAGCTGGGGGATAAGGAGGTCCAGCAGGATTAGGATTTACTATTGTTAATTCAAAATTAAAAACAAACTCCTTGTTCCAAACGTTTAAATCGTCATCAGAATTGTATTGTAAAGTTTCTCTAGCAGCAGATGTTAAATACAAATTATATTCTTTTGCTGCAGGTATAGCAGATGGAAATGATTTTATTTCAAATAACGAACAGTCTGACTCTTGTCCATTTTTATCTATAGACTTAACACTTAAAAGTTTTATATCGTAATTAATATTACTGTTTTCTACCCCAGCATTAGTAACTATATTTACGTTTTTGTTTAATAAGCAAGTGGCTAGATTAGCACCAGTGTATTCAATAGATTCTTGGCCTTCAAATAAAAATGTTGTAAGATCTTTAGGTGCGGTAGAAATGCCCGTTGTTAATATAGATGAGTTTAAATCACTTATTAACCCTGAAGTTGCTGTTTCCCAATAGAGCTCTAGATTAGACAATTTAGGCTTAGTTTCCGCAACTATTAAAGATTGTGAAAACTTAGCTAAATCTGTAGAGCTACTAGATATTTGAGTAGTATTTAAAAAACCTACTCTATCTTTATTTTCGTTATTGTTAACGTTTGCAACAAATGGATTATTGTCTGATTTTACTAATGGATCTATAGTGCCTGAAACAACTGTTCCAGAGTCATCATACGCTCCTGGGTAAGCTAAAGAACTAGTAACTCCTTTTTGAGTAACCCAAGTACCTAGATCTAAAAACGGTTGTATAGTTACAACTGTAGATTCTAACACAGGCAACACTGTTTGTCTAGAATTCCATCTATTAGTTTCTACAGTAGCTGGAGTACTTTGAGCTGAAAAATTATAATTAGGTTGAACCACTCTATAGTACAAAGATTCTTTACTACCATATATTCTGTCGGTTGGACCAACATTAGTCATATCTCTAGGTATCTTATTAATGTTATCACCATATAGAGATAAGTTAGAAGTATTCCAAGAATCTGAATAGTTTAATTTAGTTTCATTGTCTTTATATATGACATTTCCAGACATGCTGCCTGGCAAGTATACATTGTAATACTCTTGTTCTTGCTGTTTAACAACTATTTTATAACTATACCAACCACTAGGCCTAGTATTTATATTGTATAAACCAGGATAATTCAAAGTGTTATAATCTTCTATATCAGGTATTTTAAGATGCCAATCCATTTTTAATGAACTGCCAAAAAAGTTTAAAGTGCTAGTTGATCCAGAATTATTATAAGGCATAAAAACAGTGGATCTATCTCTATTGTTGTTGCCATAGTCTTCTGACTCAGAAGCTAGCATAACCGTAGACTGTCTACCATATCTATCTGAAAGAACTACTCCAACTTGATAAGTCCTGCCTTGTTTTATAGTTGCATTGTAATATTCTTTAATCTTGTTGTTTATAGTAGTAGCAATAGGTGGATTATTAGCAACGTTAAAATCAGGGTTAAATGAGCCTGTTTTTAGTGAATGATTAACTTCATACCACAACTTAGGAGGTAAAGCATGATTATCTACATAATTTCCATACATTATTCTATTTCCAGATGTTTCTTGAGCTAGCGCTCTTACTGGAACAATGTCATTAACTCTTGTTACGTCAGATTCTGGTACAACTTTGTAAGGTTTTTCACCTCTATATTTATATATAAATTGATTTCTTATAGCTTGAGATGCTCCATCAGGTGCTACTAAGTTTTCAGGAGGACAACCACCACCACTACTAATATCCACATTGTCTACAATGTATATATTATTATCATTAGAGGTTTTAATTAATATTTCTATTTCATCTATATGTAACTCTCTTTGTAGTTCAAAATTAAAAGTAGGATAAAGTGCATCTCCATCACCACCTGGATAATAAGGTAAATTAATTACTAAACCTATTTCGCTAGCTCTATTTTCAAAAAATCCTAATTCAGTTGTTTTTGTAGCTACATCTTCATCTTGCCAAGTTATACTACCGTCTTGAGCTGGCATAAATACAGGCTGCGTAAAAGGTGCCATTAATGAATATTCGTTGTCTGTATATTTAAACCTATAACTAAACCTTGGAAATTTATCTTTTAAAAACTCTCTATCACCGTCAAAAGATATATCAAAGTCAGGATTTTTTAATTGAAATATTATAACATCACCTGGATCAGCCCAAGTTGAACCATCTGGAGCTGTTGGTATACTCACTTGAGTAGTTAGCGAAGTTTGAGATATAGCTACTCCAGCTTCATTACCTGTGACGTTGTAGATATATAAATCTTGAGAACCTGGTTTTTGAGCATTTTTAATTCTTACTACAGGGTAGTCATTGCTTCCTGTTTTAGAAAAGAAATTTGCAATACTACTATTCTGGGCGCCTGTACCTGTCCAGTTGGGCTTACTAGCAGGTGGAGCAGGTTGTGGCTGAGCAAGATCACGAAAATTTAAAACCGTATTAGAACCAACTGTTTTTATAGAATCTAAAGGAGCTGACAATGATATTGGTAGCCATTCTGTAGTAACGTTTTTAACAGTAGAAGTATAATTACTGCCGTCTCTTCTAATAAGTGAAAAAGAATTATAAGGATAATATTTAGCTACAGATATTTGATCTTCTCTATAGTAAAAAGAACGACTTAAAGCATCACCTTTAGCAAGGCCAGCTGCTTTTTCAATATTTATTTTTCTTGGACTATTTCTATTATCAGTCCAAAACATTAAGTCTTCAACTATGTTAAAGCCAGATATAGGGTGAGTTTTAGAAAAGTTTAGAAAACTTCCTTCAACTAGTATTGAAGATTCATACCTATTTTCTTCTGGTAAAGTTAAATTGCCATTGTACTTAATTCTTGTCACGTAACAATGTGAACTGAATACATTAGCATGATTTTCTAATTGGTTTTTAGAAGCATCAGAAAATGTAGTTAAAAACATGTATATAGAAGAACTATCCTCATGTGTAAACATACCTATAATCTCTAAAGGCTTTTCATTAGGTGTTAAATTTGCGTTTAATTTATTTATAAAACCTGGAAAAATATTAACATTACCTTTTATATTTTCTAATGCACCGACATCAGATCCTTCAGATTTACTAACACCAATATTTCTACCTTCTCTATATTCACCATTAGGCATTAATCTAGCGTCTAAGTCTCTGTTCATCTTAGACTTGACAAATGTGTTTTTAACTTGAGCCATATTAATGTTTAATCTGTTTAGATTTGTTTCTCATTATTCTAACTATTTGATCTAGTTTAATATCTGATAATCTTATTTTAGCATTTCTTAGCTGAGCTCTTCTATCTTTTTTAAATCTTTGAACAATGTATTCTTGGACTCCAGATCTTCCAGCTAATATAGAATAAGCTATATGCATATACATTGCCTCCTCGGCCATCTTAGGCACCTTAGAATCAGTGTCATAAGCTAAACCGTCTGATATATACTCTAAAACAACTGTTCTACCATTCATGTCACTAGAGAAAGATATAGTACCTCTTGTTGGGTCCATGGTAAAATAACCATTCACTTGAGTAGTTTCAGGTAATGCGCCATATCTCATACCTAATTGTTGGTGCCCAAACATGTAGTTATCGCCGTAGTAGTTTTCAACACCATCTTGATAAGCATCAAATCCACCGCTTAGTCTTCTTTGATTTAGATTGTCCCATCTTCTAGAAGTTTCAGAAGTTCCTTGAGTATTAGAACCATATCCGTCCTGTATGAATTCACCATTTACAGTTTGTAAAGGTACATCTGTAGGTTTTATAGTTAAATTATCTGACGGGTAAATAATATGTTTAATACCATAAGCATCAATCCACGACAACCTAACATAATTAACATAATCTTGTGGTATTATCATAGATAAGCTAGGTAGTATTGTAACTTCTTGTGATTTAATACTTTTTAAAGTATCATAGCTAAACTCTTGTAAGCCACGCTTAGCGTGAAATATAACGTCAGTTCTTTTAACACTTGGTATTAATTTACCTGTACCTACATAAGTAGCTATAAAAGTATTTATAATATCATTTAGCTTAACATAAGAATAACCTCCGTAATTATTTTGAACAGCATTTATTTTTAAAGTTACTCTAGCTATGGCAGGTCCAGCAACTGCTACACTTACATCAATTGTTTTATTTTCGTTACTTAGTGAAATAACGCCTGCTGAGTAAATAGCATAGGTAGCTCCACCGTCTGTACTTATCTCAAATATAAAATTACTACTAGCAGAAGAAGAGCTTAATGCTAGCTCAGTGTTAAAAGTAGTTGCAAATGAGCTTTGAGTTGTAGCTGCTGCTATTGGAAAAACTTTTTCACCAGCGTAATATTCTTCGTTAGTCTCTGTAATTAGTCCCATTTATTAAGATTTTTCATTTTGATCTTCTGCCATAGCCATTTGCTGTGCTGAATTTATTATTTGTGGATCTCTTATAACTATACCTGAGTATTTTAATATGTTTAATATAGTTTCTGTTTGATCAGTGTTGTCAATTTCAAATTGGGTAGATCCATATGTAGTCCCGCTGTATAGGCTAGCAGCTGTTAAAGTAACAACAGCGTCGGTTCCACCACCACCACCACCACCTGCTTGAAAAACAGAATTAGAAAAAGTTATAGTTTCACCAGCTACAAAACCTGTCCCGCTTGATCCATCAACATTTAAATTAGTTATAACTCCAGAAGAGTTCATTGTTAAAGTAAACTTTAACCCAGTGCCATTGCCTGTATAATTTACGCCAGCGGATGATATAGTTAAACCAGACCATACTATACTAGTTGGCTGACTTGAAGTAGCCACAAAATTAGTTGTTAAGCTTTGAAATAAATAATTATCAACTATAGGTAAGCCTGTAGGTATGTAAGCATTGTTGTCGTACAGGTATTGTCCTAAACCTCCTACAGTGTAACCAAATCTTATGTTGCTAGGTTTTCTTATGTATGTTACTGAAATATCTGACTGTATAGACGATGGCTCTATATATATTTTTGGATCTGGAGTAGTAGTTAATTTATCCTCGTATGAATACACGGGAAAAGATGTTGTTGGCTTTGTTAAAGGTGAAAGTTTTAGATATAGTAAATCATTTCTTTGAACTCTTTCAGCTTCTATTGACTGCTTGTATATCACAGTTCCTAATCTATGGACATTGTTAGGTGGTGTAAAAAGTTTATTAGTACCATTCCAGGTACAATCGCCTTGAGTTTTAAATATAGATATTTTATCATCTACATTTTTAACTCTATCGGCATATTCTGTTTCATCTTGACGTATACGTAAATTCTGATTCAAGTCTTCAAAATACTTTTCAAATATTTCTAACTGAACCTGTGTACCTGTTTTATTAAATTCATCAGGAGTTATATATCCTCTCTGCTCTTTGTTTAATATTAATAAAACCGTTTTATAAACTTCATTTACGTTTATTGCCATTTTAATATTTTTAAAAAAAAAGGGTGGCGATAAAACCACCCTTATTTATAATCACTTGTTATTTAAGTTTTTTATCGATAGACTTATAAACTTCAAGTCCTTCATCTGTTTGGAACCAAGCAGCCATTGCTGAATATGGGTTCTCATCAAAAGGAACTGTCATTAATTTTCTACCGTTAGTACCCCAAGTAAACGTTCTTTGATCTTGAGACAACTTAATAATACCTGACTCAGTTGCGTTAATAGCAAAGTTTCTAAGTACTACGTTTTCGTCTTCTGCTAAATCTAAAAACAATTTAGGGTTTCTCTTAGCGAATATTAATATATCTCTTTTTAGTTCTTTAGAACTTAAACCAGATACAGCTGAGCCGTTTTCAACTCTTAATATAGCTTCTGCTTGTTCAATATCCATTACTGAAGCAGCATTTAATGCTTTAATTTCAAACTCTATCATATCTAACTCATCAACAGCTACAGCTTTTTTATCAAATTCATTATAAACTTTTCCTTTAGCTGGATGATATATAGATAATAGTTTTTGTAATTGAACTTTTTCTTTTGGTACATATAATGTTCCATCTTCAAAAACAATATGCTCTAAAGTAACTGGTCCTTGTTGCTCATCAACAAATACAGATCTTTGATTAGTTGCATATCTTAACTCTCTGTTATAGCCTTTTACAGGATCAAACCAAAACATTGGATGCCTAGGAGTATGTCTTGAAGGAATTTTAAATGTTAAAGGTTCTTTTGAACCTTTTAAAAAATAAGTTCTATCTTTGTATTCCCAAGTATCTTTTTTTACTTCAGGAGTTGCTGGGGCTTTAGCCACAGGCTTTTTCTTTTCTTTTGTTTCCATAATATAATATAATATAATAATTAAAAAAGACCCCGCCGAAACGGGATCTTATTATTGTTAGCTATTAAACAGAAGCCATAGTTGTAGAGCTAATTCCAGAGCTTAATGATAATACTGGAGCAGGGCCAGAAGCACCGTTCATTTTATCAATTGCACCTAAAATAGCATCAACATCAGCTTGAGTTAAATTAGAAGATCCATCTATAGTAACTTTGTAACCACTAAGGTAACTTACTACTACATCATTACTAACTAATTTAACCATACCTACGTTTTCCGCAGATACTAAATCAAATTCAGCAGAAGTTCCAGTAGCAACTGTACTATGCTTTTTTATTTTAATATATCCCATTTTCTTTATCTTTTAAATGTTAATAATTATATAGTTGACTTAAACAATACGAAGTTATTCGCAGCTTGAGTAACTAAACATCTTTCAGATAAGAAGTGAACTTCCATAGCATCAAGAGCAGAAGTATAAGCACCACCTACAGAACCTGTAATCCAGTTTTTATATCGTCTGTCATCAGTTTGAGAAGCTCTATATCTTACGTGTAAGAAAGGACGTCTAATGTTTGATCCTAACATTTGATCATAAACAGTAGTAGTACCAGCAGGAACCATAACACCATCAATATCAGATGTTAAGCCTCTAGTAGTAGCATCGTTTAAGTATTTCCAGTCAGTTTTGTAGAAGTCATAAGAACCTCTTCTAAATCCTGAAAAACCAAAGTTAAGTGCCATTTCTGACTCATTGTCAAATAAACCATAAGAAGCAGCTTGTGTACCAGCATAACCTCCGCCAGCCATAGCAGCAATCATATCATCAAAATCCAAAGCAGTAGCTCTGTTTAAGAATAACATGTTTTCTTCAATAGCTCCTTGCTTGTCAAGTTGCTTAAGAATAGCATCAAAATCACCTAATGCACCAGCTCCAGGAGCAGCAGCACCAGCAAAATTTTGCCATACATTACCTCTTGTTTCAATAGCATCAAATAAACCTTGAGTACCTATTGGAGCAACTCCAGAAGTACCAGCATTATTTAATGTAAATTGAGTATCAGCAAAAGTAGTAGCGTAATCAGCAGTTGCAACACCGGAAGCAGCAGCAGCTTTTACACCTTCAACGCAAGTCATCTCTAAGTAATCTTCAAAACGTAGTCTTGTTTCAGACTCCGCTTTTAAATACCACATGTAACCTGATGTTCCATCTTCAGTAGCAACTTCAATCCAGCCAATTTGAGCAGCATCAGAACCTGATACTTCAAATTTATCTTTAATGATAACTGGGTTGTTTGAAAAAGTTTCTGGAGTAGGCTCAATAGATCCAACCATTTGGCTAGTTCCTTTTGCAAACTCTGAACCGTAAACAAACATTTTTAAACCAGTAGTTCCTAAATTAGCAGCAGTTAAACTAGCGGCTTCGTAAGGTACAGCAGTAATAGCTAAACCAGTTACATCAATAACTAAAGCTTTTACAGTAGTAAAGCCATCAGCTACAACGATAGTTTGGTTTAATCTTACAGCCTGGTTACCTGTTATAGTTAAAACATCACCAGCTCTAGTTACACCTTCATAAGCGATGTGTAATCTATTTTGCTCAGACCAAATTACTTGATCAGATGTCATAGGCATTTCAGCGCCTACCATTCTCAAGAAAGCAGATAAAGTTCTGTTTCCGTATCTTTCTACTTCAGCTTCGTAAAGCTCAGGTAGATATTGTTGTGTCCAAGTCGAAAAATTAGCGTCGTGAAAATTGATATAGTTATCAACCACAGCTTGTTGTTTCGGCATAGGGACAATTGATGGTGGAAATGCTCCGCCACCTGCAGAATTGTCTAAAAATCCCATTTTTATATTTTAGTTTAAGTTATTTTTTTATTTTATTTATTTTTAACTTAGAACTTGTATCACCAGAAATAGCTCTTACTTTAAAACCATTTAAATAAACATCACCCGGAACCTCAGTTCTAGCATCTTTGCTTATATTCTTTGATTTAGCAGTAATATCTTTTACAGCGTCACTTTTACCTTGCTCATAAAAATGAGAAGCAATAGTGTCGATGTTTCTAGCTCCATATATAGCTTTGTGGTATGCACCTGGATCATTAACTGTACCATCTTCGTTTAAGAACTTCTTAATAAATGTTGTTAGATCAGATTGCGCCTCGGCAACTTCATTAGCATCTTTAACACCGTATCTAAATTTCTTTTCACCAACCTCGAAATCAAAACCTTTGAAATCATTAGTAAAATAATCTTTAGTTGCAGTCTTAAAGCTTTCATGACTTTGCTTTGCTACCTCTTGTTCTTTGTTATATCTATTGAAAAAATCAGTTGCTTTTTGTTGTTCTTGAGTAACGCCCGGTCTCAACTTGATCTCGTCGTAGTACTTCTTTTTCGTTTCCTCCAAAAAGTTTTTGGCTTTTGCAATTTCTTCCTTATAAGCAAGTTTCTTTTTCTTTTGCTCACGTTCCTCAGCTTCTTCAGGATCAAAGTAAAATTTATCTTCTAATATAAAATCTACTTCTTCTCTATCTAAGTGAGGCTTAGTCTGTTTGTAGTATTCTCTAAGTAAAACATCCTCGTCTACATCAGTATAGTCTCTGCTTAGTCTTGCATAATCTTCTAATGTACCACCAGTCTCTTTCATAAACTCAACAAGTTTTTCTACGTTTTCAGGTAAATCTACTTGTTCAGCAACTGGCTCAGGTGCTTTTACAACCGGTTTTTCTACAGGAACTTCATCTTCTGCTACTTCATTTATAACAGTAAACTCTTCTTCTTTAACCGGCTCTTCCTTATTTTCTACTTTTTCTTCAACCTTTTCTTCTACAATTTCTTGTACAACTTCTTTAGTTTCTTCAGGTTGTTTTGTTTCTTCTTCTTTTTTAGTTAAATCTACTTTAGTTGTAGGTTCTGTATTAACTAATTTTTTAGGTTTCTTTTTCATTTTAAAGTCACCTTGTTCTAGAGTTCCATCAAGAGCCTCTTTTACTTCTTCTTTTTCTGACATAATATAATATAATAATTAATAATTAACCCATCCCAAAAGGATTGAGCATTGGCATAGGCTCTTCACTAGGTGTTGGCTGATCTTTTTCAGTTGCACTTGTTTCAAAGCTTGTTGGTAGTAAATCGTTTTGTCTTTGGTCTATTAATTGAGACTGTTGAGAACCTTCAATACGTACTCTTTCATCTTTACGGTCTTCAATTTCTTTTTCTTTGGTTTTTAAACCATTAACTTCCATTTGTTTTAATTCTAAATCAAACTTATGTTGTTGGTTCATGATCATTATCTTAACTTCAGCTTCTTGCCTGTATTTTTCAACATCAAACTGTACTTTAGCTTGTTCAAACTGTACTTTTTGCTCTGTTAATATTTGTTGTTTTTGAGTTTCAGCTAATGCTTGTTTTTCAGCTGCTTCTGCCTGCGACTGAGCTTGCTGTTGTATTTGCTGAAGTTTCATTTGTTGTTCAGCTGCTTGCTTTTGCTGTCTACGTTGTTTTAGCAATTGATTAGCTAATGTTAAGTTTTTAACCTCTCTAATGTCTATAGCATCTTCTAAATCAATACCACCTGTCTTAAGTGCTATTTGTATATTCTGTTCTAATTGAGCTTTTTCTTCATCATCTGGCTCAAGATCTAAAAATATACCAAAGTCATATATGTTTTTATCCATTAACTCTGTCAATGTAGACACATTAAATTTAGTTATACTGTTTTGTAAAGCTGATCTAGTAAGTGGAAACATTAAAGCATCACCTATTCTAAGTGATATGTTTTCACAATTTTTAAGCGTTAGATATAAACTAGCTTGTAATATATGTCTAGTTGCAGTATTTGAGTTAGCAGCAGCTATTTTCTGTAAACCTACTAAGGAGTTTTTATCAGGACTACTAGCATCTCTAGCTTCATTTAAACCTGTAACATCTCTAATAAGTTGTAAGTAATATTGATAAGTTTGTATTAAACTTTGTATTTTAGCTCCACCATTACCACTTTGTAATTCTTGAATAGGAACTTTACCTGGGTTCATGTCACCATCTTGAGTGAATGATCTACCAACAATAGAACCTGTTTGAAAATACATATTTAAAGCTTCTTGCGGATTATATGTTGTTCCGTTACCTAAGTCAACCTCAGCTAACCCATCAACATCCATATAAACACCATCAGGAACTACTCTAGATAATACTTGTTGCAGTTTAAGGTGCGTTAATTGAATCATGTCAGCAAAACCTGTTATACGATTAACTAATGAATCTATACGTCCTTTATACATTCTAGGAGCACATATATTATAATTCATATTAACCTTAGTAGTGTCAGCATTAGGCCTTGTCATATTTTGAGCCATTTCCCATCTTAGCATTTTAGGGTGCCCTAGTATTTTAACTCCACTATATAGTACTTCTATAGATCTAAAAGCTTTAGTAAAGTTAACTTCTTCTGGTGGATTAAAAGCATCTGTTTTTTCTAATGCTTTTTCTAGACCATTTGGAGTTTCTTTTATTTTAAATACTTGATTAGTAAATGTTTTATATTCAAAATATACTACTTGTATTTTATCGTCAAAATATCTACCTTCTGCCTGGTTTCTATAGTTAGAGTTACCTGGATACTTACTTATTTCCTTTAATTCCTCTGGTGTTAACATTGGGAACTGCTTTTTAAGCTCTGCCATACTAAGTCCTTTCACTTCACCAACATACCATATGTCTTCAAAGTTTGGATCTTCTGTGTATGAATAAACTAGATTAGCAGGATCAACATAACTAATTCCAACACCTTCTTGCAAGTTGAACTCTGTTTTTGAACAAGCTATACCTAATACGGTTAAATCATGATTTAATCTTCTTCTAACTAGATCATATTTATTGTAATCTAAAACGTAGTTAATAGCTTCTTCTTGAGCTATTTCAATTCCTTGTTTATAATTAAGCTGCATGTAAACAGATACTTCATCTGGATTTGTTGGCATGTTTGACTTACCACCGCCGGTTGAAACATCTAAACCTAATTGAGCTTTTGCTTTAGCTATATATTCTCTAGCGTAAATATCTTTCATTAAACCTTGAATATATGCGGATCTTTTTCCAGTGGAAGAAGGATCTTGAGCATAAGCTTTAATATCGTAGTTTTTTTGAGACATGCCGTTTACAACTATGTCTACAAATTTAGAAATAATAGGTACAGGTGTCCAGTCTAGGTTTAAGTAAGATAAATCTCCATTTATAGATAGTTCATCTTTGTACTTTTGAACAGATTGCTCTCCTCTAGCATATAGTCTTAATTGATGGAAGTTATTGTAGTTAGTTGAAAACCTATAACCTCCAGCACCTGTTCTAGTACCAGAAAACCATTCGCCTTCTATAGCTTGTCCTACTTTTAATCCATAGTCATAAGACGCTTTAACTGCATCAGGTACTACCTGATCCGGAAATGAACTTCCATAACTAGTTTCTATCATTTATTTTGTATTTTTGAAACAAACCCTTCGTTGTCGTATTTTTTAAAACTCAAATTAAGTGGTTGTTTATTTTTAATTGCATTAGGTCTATAATTATTTTTATTACAAGCCATAATAGCTAAACCAGAACTAATAGTAGCATCGTACTTGGTTCTATTATTTATATTAAACTTAGACCAGTCTTGTAATGTTTTTTGGTGATACATGTCTCCAAAAGAATCTTTTAATATGCCTACGTAGTTTTCTATATAAGCTTCTATAGCAGCGGCATGTGCTTGTTTAATGTCTTCACTTGAATTAGGTATTCCACCTATTTCTTTTTCTGTTACAGATAATCTATTCCACAACTTATCAGGTCTGTTCATACTAAAACCTCTATAACCTCTTCTTCTTAAATAATATAATAATCTAGGTCTATTGTTTTCAGCTAGTATTGGCATACCATAAAATACTAAAGACATTAAAACTTCTTCAAAAAATATATCAGCTGTTTCAGGTCTAGCTATATACTCTAAAAAAAAATGATTAGGCGGTGCGTCTTCCATTGAAAACTTAGTCAGTCCATGTAAAGCTCCATTAGAGCCTTTACCATCAACAGTACCGCTAATGTCGTAACTATCACAGCCAAAAGCTCCAATATGTTCGTTACCTGGATATTTAATGCCATTTTTTATTATAATTTTATTTTGCAAATTACTAGGTGGTACCCAACTTATATTAAACCTACCGTTATTATCAGGAACAAATTGAACTCTAGTATCTTTAATCCCACCTTCCCACATAAATTTACCTCTAGTAACATTAGCTTTGTTATTAAATTCATCATTATAATCTACTTGTTCATAGATTTTAATTAGATTAAATAAACTTTCTTTTGTCTCGTCTCTAAAGGCATGAGCTTCAGTTCTTGGAAATTGTCTGTAATATTCGTTTAAACTATCTTGATCAGACTTTAAACCGTCAACTTCGTTTTCCCAGTGTTCAATAACTCCTGTTGTAATGTCATAACCATCAGCTCCTTTGACTTTATGCTTGCCTCTAGTGAAGACAGGTAATCCATAAGTATCGATGAATCCCTCATAGTTCCATTCCATAGGAACGAACAGGCTATAGAGTCCAGAAGATGTTTGTCCGTTTCTATTTCTTTTAGTAACGTCTGAATTATTGTAAAGTCTTTTAAAATTTTCTCCACCTTTGTCTAAAGCATTTGAAGTTGAGCCCATCATACATTTACCTACTATTCTAGATCCTAGTCTTAACGTAGTTTTTGTAACTCTCCAGTTGTTTAATATATTATCAGGTCTTTCCCATTTACCACTTTCATCATGAGCTAATAGCTTTAGCTTTTCACCATCATAAGAGTTATCACCTGTGTTTTTCCAGTCAATAGTTGTATCAAGCCCATCTAGCTCTCTTAGCTGTTCATTCGACTCAAGCTTCCTTCTAGTAAGTTTCGATGCTGGAACACGATATGCCAATTCAGTCTTCGGCCTATCCATACCATCTTGAATGGGTTTAAAAAAGAACGGGTAGTTAACTGATATGGGTACAACTTTATCTGTAAACATTTTTTTTGCATCAGCACCAGACTTTGACAATATACCAAATCTTGAATCTGATGATATTGTAGCTTGGTTAACAAGCTCTGCTGATGACATAAATGAAAATCCAGATCTTCTGTTTTTAAGATAACACATTCCATAACACCTGTCGTCTGCTTTGCATGCTTCCCAAAATATATAGAATAATCTATTTGCTTCTCTAAAATTTGGAGCTCCAACGTCAATCTTTGACCACTGCAGGTACATGTAATGAGTGCCAGTAATGTAAGTATCAACACCATTGTTATGAAACCAAAATCCTTGTTCTCTTCTAGTAAACTCATTATCAATATAATCGTACCACTTTTCTTTAAATTCAGCTGGGTATTCTTCCCAGTCAAACCTACTTTTAATTCTACTTAATTCTTTTGGATATTCTGCTTTTTCCCAGTATTGCTCCGCTTTTTCTTTACTTCGTTTAAACGATTCATTTGTTGCTGGTAAAGCAATCCTGAGATTCTGTATTTCAATGATTTGTCCAATTTTACCTGTTTTACTTATTACTATAAAATCATAATCAGAATTATAACCATAATCCCATTTTTTAAATCTATTGTTTTTAGCTAATATCTTAGGATTTACAACGTCCTTAATTTCTTTCCAAAGAGTTTGATTATAGCTCACTTGCTTCTCCCTTCTGCAAAGCCTTTAAAAGTTTTTTGTTCTTTAACTTCTTTAGGTTTTTCATTTAACATATCCTCTTCTATTTGTATACGATTAAGTATTTCAAAAGCATCGAATATAGCTAGTTTCTTTGTTGCGGCAGCATTTTTTAATCTATCAGCGCTTACATCGTCGTCTGAGTCTACAATCTTTTCTTTTGCCACCTTAATAAGTTCCTCAACTGCCTTTTGCCCAGCTTGGATTATTTTCTTCTTCGTTTCCTTGGTATTCATGAGTTAAAGCTATATCATTAGATTTCATACAATAAAGTCGTTCACCTTCTATAATAAACTCAAACTCAGAGTCAGGTGTAAACGTAATAAGTGTTTTAGGTGTTATTCCTAGAGCTTCTAAGGACTTATTAGAATATTTTACTATTCCAACATTAGGTTGTTCTTTTCTGTTCTCTAAGACACTTTGGTTTTTTAATGGTTTTACGAAGCAATAATCTAAATGTGGTTTTAAATTATACATATAGATTTGTTCTGGTATAACAAAATAAAGATCATCTTTAAAATAAGTTGAACTATTTCTCTCTCTATCCTTTTGATCATACCATCTTCTAAACACATTGTGATGAACATAAACTTCATCCCCTATGTTTACTTTAGTAGTGTAAGCTGCAGGAGTTGAAACTACTACAGCTTTTTTACTAATAAATCTGTGATTTTCAATACTACTATTGATAATAAGATTAGTACCAGCAACTCTTCTTGTGTTGTCATACCTATCGTTTAAAGGTTTGACAATAAAATAATATAAGCTTTGCACTAGTACTTAAGATCATACTCTACAGATATTGACATATTAGCATTAAACTTTTTCCAAGGTAAGACTTCATTATTTTTAGTTATAAAAATATTATATGATTGGTCTTCGTCTTCAAAAAGAATATCGCTAATAGTATGTCCACCATATACTTCCTGACCAGTTGAATAATGCATTGCATCGTTCTTATAGTCAGAACCTATACTAATCTTCCTTATTACCTTCGACATCTTCTTTTATCTCAGTATAAGTACCATCTTCAAGATCAATATTAATAGCACCGTATTCAGCTTCTAATACCTCTTTGTAATCTTCAACTTCCTTATTAACACCAGCTATTTCATGCAATAATCCATGTTTTTGGCTTTCTAATAATCCGATGTTGCTAACTAGTTCGTTAAGTTTCTTTTGTTGTTCTTGAATTAATAATAATTCTTCTTCTTTAATTTTCATTTGATTTAATTTAATTGTGTTTTATTTTAGTCTGCGTCTGGTGGCTCAGGCACTATGCCATGCTCTTTTAATTCCTCTAACCATTCATCCTCATTTATAGTTTCATCAATAAACCATTTAGATAAAAGTTTTTGATGAGGATCTACAAATCCATAACCTTCAACTACTTTCCTCATTGAGTTTTTATAAGCTATCCAATAAGTTCTGATAGCAGGGTTGTCTATAGGAATATTACCACTCATAATTTTTTTTTACATTTAATCATTAATCAATAGGGTCTGGTTCTGACCAAGCTGCAGTTGCCATTAAAGCTAAAGCCTCGTCTTGATTCATTACATCTCCCACAATTGGTAAACTACCGTCTGTAATAAAACTTGGTGTAACACTATAAGAAAGTAACCCTTGAGTGTTTGCTAAGTTTCTTCTCATACTTTGTGCAGAGCTTTGGTTAACCTGAGAAAAAAGCACTTTATCTGTGTCGCTTAAATCTATTACTATATAACTTATATTATTCATTTTTATTTATTTTAAAATTTTAACTTGGTGTATCTGTGACTCTGTCCAAAACGTCCATATTCACACTAAGAGAGTTTGCTGTGCTGTAAGGTGCATCACCTATAACTTCATCTCCACCCATTCCAGAGCTTAAACCATTGGCATAACTACCAACACCACCTACTATAGCACTTTCACCCATATTGTTAGGAGCTGCTACATTTTGGCTTTGTCCGTTGTTAGTTCCCTTTTCGTCTAAAGCTATCCAGTAAGGGTTTACCCAAGATGTATTACTTCCTAACTGCCACCAGCTTACTAAGTTTGAATAGGCACTATGATTGTTTAGGTTAGATGGTACTCCTTCGTTATAAATTTCTGATACCTGTGAAGACGCTAAAGCAGCATTCCACATTGATACATTTGACATTGAGCCATAAAAATTAGCAGGAGCATAAAAGTCGCTACCACAAAGTCTTGCATTTATAGTCGAGGAATGCAAAGTACTTACACCTGTTCCTTGAGTAGAATAACTTGCTTCTGCTCCATCTACGTAAACTTGATTAACAACACCATTGCCGTTATTCACAAAAACTACATTATGCCAGTTAGTGTCATTAATTGCTGTTAAAGTATCTATACGGTGAGTTGAATCATAAGAACCTGTTGAGCTAACAAAAAAACCTAATTTACCAGTACTAGTAAACAAAAAGCAATTGTAAACTCTATTTGTGGAAATATCATCTTTTTGAATAAGATATTGAGAAGCTGCAGATTCTGGAGATGTTAGAGAAGTTCTTTTTATCCACATTGATATAGTAAAAACCCCTGTAACTATTGGAGAGTTTCCAACTAAAATTGAGTCATTTATTCCATCAAAATCTAAAGCATAAGGAGAGTAACCACTTGTAAAACTTAAATCACTTTGTATCAGGTTGGCTTGTGTCATTCCAAAACTTGTACCGTTTAATTGAGATACCGGTCCTACGTTAGTATAGCTATTAGAACCAACTATTGAAGCATTATAACCACCTATAGTATCAACTAAGCCTGTGGTAAGATTGTTTAATTTCCACCAACTAATTAAATTTGAAGAAGCTGAATGTGTGCTTAAGTCTTTTGGTTGACCATTATTAACTATTTCATTTACTTCAGCTTGTGTTAAAGCCTTGTCCCAAGTTGCATAATTAGATAATGATGCGCTCATATGTCTACTGGCAAAATTACCACCACCAAAAATTAAGCTACCTGTTCTAATTGTTCCTTCGGCTGGATATACGCCATTATATGCGTTACTTCCTCCTGGAACAAACCCTTGAGCTCCATTTGCGTAAGCTCGTATAGACCCAGATTGAGGTGCAAATCCTCCAGCAGCAAGGGGTACAGGATCATTTCCATCGTATACTAATACAATATTTACCCAATCACCAATTCCTTGTATTCCAGCACTGTTGCCGGCTGCAGGCATATCCATATATCTTCCTCCAAAGTTTGTGGTCTTTGTAGAGAATGTGAAATTAACACCTCCAACTTCTGTATATAAAGTAAATTCCATGCCAGCATATTGACCTCCAGCATTTCGTTTAAACTCAGCTACACTTCCACTTAAGGCTCCACTTTGATTATTAGCTTCTGAAGCATTGTACCAAAAAGACCAAGAAGCAGCAGTTTTTCCAGTTGTTCCAGAGTAATTAGTAACTTGCAAATAATCAGTTACAGTTTGTCCGCTAACATTAGGGCAAAATACAGAGCTTTGATACGGTGCTTGAACTTGATTAATTGTCCACTCTGTAGTTGTGTTATTATAAACCTCGCTTGCATCTAGTTTATACCAAAATTTTAGATTAGCTTCTTGCGGCTGCGCACCTGTCATTAATGGTTGGCCATTGTTATAAAGAGTGCTTGCATTAGCTAAAGAAAGGTCTGTGTCCCATTGTTGCACGTTTGATAGTTCACCATCATAATTATAAGAAAAACTACCACCACCTAATTGTAGTTGACCTAAATATAAGTTTCTATTGCTAGCTGAATTTCCATTTGGTAAAGTTGCAGGAAAATTAGCACTATTAGAATATGTGCCAGCAGCGTTAGTTCCATTATGATAAACTTTTATTCTATCGTCACCAGCTGAAAGCGTTCCATTGAATACAACAACTACGTGCTGCCATTCATCTATTGGTAGTTCATTAGCTGATATTTCATAATAACCAAAACCACTACTAATTCCATTTTTACCTGTAGCTATTCTTAAATTTCCAGAGTTAAGCCAATAATACCAACCACTACCGTTAGCATCACCATAGTTATATCCCCACAAGCAACTAGTAGAATTACTACTTTTTTTAAACCATAAACTAGTAGAATACTTTGAAGCACCGCCTAAACCAAGTGAACTTTCTAGTCCTAAATCTATTCTATTGCTATTAAATTTAAAAACATAATCTTTCAAAGAACTATTAGGCACTAAATAATTTGCTCCATTAAAAGCATCTTGGTCTCCTAAAGGATAGTAAGCAGCTGGCTTTGGAGATAAAATCATTGGATTACCTATACCAGTAGAGCTTGAACCATAAAGAGTTGTTACCTGGCTTGCAGAAAGAGTGTAATTGAAAATGGCTATTGAGTCAATAGAGCCATTGTATTGTGAATTAGAAGGAGGAAGAAGAACACCAAAAAGTAAATTTTCTGTTTGTGAAACCCACTCGGCTGGAGTTGTAGTGCTATCAGAAATATCTAAAGAACCATCAACATATAAACTTCTTGTGCTTGTTCCACTAGTGTAATCAAGTGAAAAAGCAATATGATGCCAATTACCGTCATCTAAAGTTGTAGCTACTGATCTTATTTGTGGAGGATTTGAAACAGGCATATTGGTTCCTGTTGATGGAAAACCACCCCCAGTTTCAACATATATTTGCCCATTTGAAGAAGTTATTTCTAAATCGCCAGTCGCATTTCCACCTCTGTATCTACTAATTATAGTTCCATTAGTATTGCCAATAGAAGGCGCTTTAAACCAAAAAGATATTGACCAACTACTTATAAATAAAGTAGGAACTGAACCAATTAAAACATAATCGCTACCACTACCAAATGAAAGCGAATAGTTACTCTGCTTGGATTTATTCTCATTGTTAGGAAGTCTCCACTGTCTGTTAAAAAATTCTGCCATATCTTAAATTTTAGTCTCCCATTCTATTCCAGTACTTTAGGTTTGAACCTGATACTGTAGTTAAGTCTTTAGTTAAATTAGTTCCTTTTGCATCGTAAATACTTTGTATTTGTGTAGAACTTAAATCTGTATTCCAGATTGCAAACTCGTCAAGTTTTCCTCCGTAGTTTTTAGTGTTTGCTGCTATTGCTGACCAAGAGTCTTTTCCTATATTAAAATCACTTGAACCAGATACAAAAGTAAACCCACTTGACGCTAAAGTTAATGGAGTGCCATTATCAATAAAAAGTTTAAAAGTTGTTCCATCATAAGTTAATGCTATATGAGTCCAAGTACTACGGTAGTTAGTAAAAGTTGATGCTGGTATAACAAATAAACCACCACCAGTAGGAGCATTTAAATAAATATAACTTGCTTGTAACCAATTTCTTCCAAAGGCAAAAGCTAAACCATAGTTTGAATTATTAGAATCTCTATTGCCAAATACAATACCTTGATTTGCAAAAATTAAATCAGAATTATACCAAAAAGAAATACTAAATTCAGTAGCTCCATTCATATCGGCTAATGTACCAGCATTTATAAAGTCATTCACCTCGTCAAATTCCATACTGTAATTATTAGCAATTCCAGGAGTTTCAACTACTATAGCTTGCTCTGTAAAACAACCGTCTGCAAGGGTATATCTAATTGTTGTGTTACCCGCATTTGGTGTATTTATAACACCTGTTGTATCATTAACTGGTATATTAGTTGCATCACTACTTGAAAAAATTCCTGTAAAAGCACTTCCAGTATTATTAGTTGGAGTTATATTTGTATTAGGTTCTAAACCAGTTCCATATTGGAATGGCATTGTAGCATCTGTTGAATTATCAGTAATATTCCAACCAGCTGTTCTTAGTTGATCAAGTTGTGATTGTACAACAGAAGGAGCTCCAGTTATTTTACTTGATTCTAAATTAAGTGTTAAAGCACCGTTTAAGTTTGTAGCAAATAATCTTCTTATTAGTGTATCAGCAACGCACGTTGTCAAAGGAGGATTACCAGCACTAGGACCATCAAGACCTTGAAAAGCAGTATTAAAACTTGTAGCACTACTATAATATGCTTCAGTTGGTAATATAATCTCCATTGGTTGAGTAGTTGAACCACCGTTGAAAGCTAGACTAGTAAAATCAGTACACCCTGATAAGTCTACATTATTACCAAAAGTTACTTTTTCTATATTTGCGCCACTTAATAAACCATTGAAAGTACTAGGCTTGAATGTAGCATTAGATAAATCTAAGTGAGAACCCGAATAAGAAGTTGCTGTAATAGCAGAGAATGAAGCTGCAAAACTTACTGCTGTAGTTGGAAATGTAACAGTATCAAAATCAGGCATTGTTGCCAGCTTGGTACCTTGAAGCATGTTTTGAAAAGTAAGACAACTAGAGGCATCCATATTACTAAATATAGGAGCTTCAGAGTAGTCACTAGTTAAACCAGCTCCTGAATCTCTGAATGTAGATTTAAAAGTAATAGGTTTTATTGAAGAAGTAAATGTATTGCCAAAGTTGTTAGATCCGCTTAATTTTAAAAATCTCAACTCTCTAAACGCGCTCTCCATTTGAATAGTTCCAGTATTACCAGTGTTAGCTCCTAAAGTACTAAGACCTGTTAATTCAGTTACGCCAGATTTCCAGCCAAAGAAATACATGCTATTTACATTTGTTGTGCCTAAGTTAGTTAGATTAATTTTAGCACCGGTATTACCAACAACATTCCAAGCATTGAAATTTTGAAACCATTGAGACATTGAGTTTCCACTATAAGAAGACCAACCAGAAATATCTAAAGTTGAATTAGTTCCAGTTATTGTAGCACTTGTAAAAAGTTGAGTCATGCCATTAGGCCCGACAGATGGATTAAAACTCCAGTTTGCAAAAGTTGATGTAGGTTTTATTTTTGTGCTTGAAAACCATTCGAAGTTTTGAGTACCTGTATAGCTCCAAGTAGAAAGATTTAATCCAGAAAATAAAAACTCACAACCATCAGTAGTTGTACTACCTACCGACTTAAATGCTCTTGCTGAAGAACTAGATATTTTTATATTAACACCTGTGAAGTCTAACTTAGTTAAATTAGTACAGCCTTCAAATATGTCTGCTATTGTAGATCCAGCTGATAGATTCCAGTTTTGACAAACAGCTTCAGTTAAACCGGTGCAGTCCCTAAAAATAGCTTGTAAATTACCAGTTGAATCTGTTATTAAAGAAGTTTCACTTATACTTGTTAAATTAGTACAGCTATCAAAAGCAGCTACCAAATTATTCCAAGGATTTTCACCCCAAGATATAACTTTAGTTATAGCAGTTTTATTACCTACAACTGCAAATTCATCAGCATAAGTAGTATCTAACTTTTCATTATTTATAGATACAACACCAGCCGTTGCATCAGGAGCTGTTATTGAAGCATTATCACCTGAGTATTGAACAACGTTACCATTTGGCCAACTTATTCTAAAGTTACCAGCTGCAGCTGCGTTAGCTTTTATAGTTACAGCGCCAGTTACTTCAAACTGAAAGTCGTATGAACCCGCTGGTCCCCAACCTGGTCTACCCGGGCCTGGCTTATTCGATAAATCAGGGATCGGCATCCCTAGTCCCATAAACATACTATATTAGTATAATGCGATTAACTCACCTGGTCCTGTTAAAGCTGTTCCTACAGCTGTTACTTGAGTAACTAAAACAGGTAGAAAAGATCCGGCTGTAACGCCTTTAAACTGTACAGTTGATCCACCTTCCATTTTAACTGTTATATCATTTGTAACCCCAACATATAAGCAAACGCCAATATTACTGGTGTTTGGTATATCTGTTCCTAATGTATAACCGCTAGCTTGTAAGTCTAATGCATCATGAGCAAAAACTCTTGGTTCTGCGTTTTGAGTGCCTTCTAATCCTCTTATTGCCATTTTATTTATTTATTTATTTTTGTAATTTTTTCAGCACCTCTAGATCCAAAGTATGCTACATATACTGTAACCAGCAACGTTTTTAATAAGTTTATCCATGATTCATCTACATCAAATTGTAAATGAAATGAATCTACAGCCATCATGAAAACCGCAGATACTGTTAAAAATACTAAAGCTAATGGTCTAGTGTTTTTACTAAGCCATGAGTCTGACTTCATATCAGCTCTCCATCTGCTAGATATTTCTTTTAACTCCTGCATATCTAGCTCTATAAGTCTCATAGCTTCTTCTTTGTCTACAGCTTTGATCTTAGTATCACTTGATATAATATTTTTTACTACACCTAAACCGCCTTGATCTGGCAATACGTCGCCTATAGCAGCTAGCACTTTAGGTGCTTTGTTAGCTAAAAATGCGCCTATTTTAGTTTCTTTAAATGTTTTCTTTTCGCTCATTTTAATTTAATTTCTTTTACCCACTTAGCATTAGGAAATTTATAATCACTACCTGGTTTCATTATAACAGACTTACCAGAACTAGGTATGGCTAACACTGGGAAATCAACCCCTTTCATTGTTATGCTACCTCCTTCAATATAGTTAACTTGCTTGTTAACATCGGGACTATTTCTTAAATAACCAGTTTTAGAAAATTTCATGGATTTAACTTAGCATATCTAGCTTTAAATTCTTCCATTGTTTCATCTGCTCTTTTAGTATTTGGATTTTTCTTGTAGTAATCATCCATTGTCCCACCATATACATTATTACCCATTTTTTTATTTAAGTAATCAGCTTCCAATTGCGTCATAGATCTAGTCATAGGGTCTTTACCACCCCTTAAAGTAGAACCAACAGTTGAACTTATTGTTGTTCCATACTGTATACCATCTTTACCTTTATAACCGTGAGTTGGAGTTAAACCATCTAAATAAGAATAATCAACTTCAGGTTCTTTTTGAACAACTGGATCTGGAATAAATTCAATTTTTTCTTCAGGTTTAGATTTTGGAAATAAATTGTAGTTAGAAGGATCAACAAGCTGTCTTCCTTGCGCTTCTTCTCTAGTTATACCTTTATTTATTAAATCTTGAATATATTTATTTGGATTTGAAGCTTGTGGCTGGTCTTGTGCTACAGTATAATTTTCCGGTAATTTTTTAGTTGTAGTTTTTATCTGTGTTCCGCCTTCAACTTTTGTTTTAACAACATCAGTTAAAGATTCGCTTGGATTACTTAAACCGTAAAGTTTAGCTGCGTGTTTTATAGGGTTTTTATTTGACTGGTATTTACTATAACTCATTATATTTGTTTTTAATTTTCTTTTGAACTTTAGTATCAGAAGCTTCTTTTTCATGAGCTAAATAATGAGCTCCATCTACCTTACTGCTTCTTTTAGTAGTTATAGTTTTAGAACTACCTTTAGGTTTAAAAAACATATGCTCATTGTCATACCCAAATCTACCCGTATCATTACTCTCGGGCATCATTTGATCATAATGAACTAATTCATGTGCAACAACACTTTTTAGCTGTGCAGGATCAGTGATGTCTTTGCTAATTCTAATAGCACCATTTTTGGTAGCTATACCTAATACACCATCTTCATCTAAAGTTCTGTATACAGGCACGTGATTAAATTTGTAAGGAGCTTCTATCTTAAATGCCATTATTTTTTCTTACAACCAAAGTTATTAGCATAATTAGCCATCTTAACAACGGATGGCTTGTATTTCTTAGTATTTTTCATTACTTTACTAGCGGCAGCACAAGTGGATTTACCTGGCATGTTTTTTTCAACCCATGCGGTAAACTTACCTTCGTTTTTTTCTTTTATTTCTGGAAATTTTTTAGCCATTACTTATTCATATTATATGGAAAATTTTTATTAAACCATTGTTTACGATCGTCGCAGCCGCAACCACCTGGTATTTTATCTGCTAATCTTTTTATTCCAGTTGCAGTAGTAAATTTTTCTATACTATCGCCTAAACCTCTTGATTTCACTACTTCATGTGTTTTAAAATCTTATGCGTTCCTGGATGCATAGATTTTTTCTTAGCAATATCTTCTTTGTGTATTTGTTTTTTTGCATCATAGATTAACTCTCTTTCATGCATCATATCTTTGTCGTACTTATTCATTTTATAAATTTTTATATTCTTCAGTTGCATCAAAACTTGGACAAGCTTTATTTGCAAATTCATTATGTGAGTAAATAGTAGCAAGCGGAAACATAGCTATTAATGTTTTTAGCACATGTAACAAGCTTTCTTTTTGTACTTCTGTTCTAGTATCTTTTGGAGTTTTACCATCAGTCTCTACGCCTCCGCAATAACAAATTCCTATCGAATTACGATTGTGCCCTTTCGTATGAGCCCCTGTTTTGTCTATATCTCTACCTTTTTTAACAGTACCATCTAGTTCTATATAAAAATGATAACCTATATCTGTCCAGCCCCTACCTTCTACGTGCCACTTTTTAATAGTTTCAACAGGTATTTCTTGGCCTTCTCTTGTAGCAGAGCAATGCACTATGATCTCGTTTATACTTCTCATTTGCTATTTTTATTTTCTTCGATTTGAGCGTCGGTTAAAGGCACATCAGCATCATCTGATGGCCGCAGCTTTATTGTGCCATTATCACAGTAGAACTCTCTTTTTTCTTTAGCAGCTTCTTGTTTACCACCTTCTTTTTTAGCATAGCCAGCTTCCCAATCTTTCCAAGCTTTTTTACATTTATTTTTTGTTCTCATTTCTTCTTCTTATGTAACAACATCCATTTATGCACGGTGTACCCTATGGTTAAAGTTAGCAATAATATCTCTAACATTGGCTCTACCCAGTTTAAACTAGCTAAAGCAAATGAAGATGCATTTAATAAATACAGCTTCAAATCTTGCATATTCACTATTTTTGAGCTTCTAGAGCTGGGTTTCCCTTGTAGACAACATTGTCTATAACTAAGCTATTAGTTATTGTATTGTCTTTAGAGGTCATAACTCTTTTTCCTATAACAGGTTTTTCTTTTTGTAAAGCAACACCTGCTGGCTTTTGTTTTTCTCCGTAACTTGGCATAATTTTTGTTTTATGTAAATAAAGATCCGTAAGTGTCTGTTGGACCCATTACGCTATTTATAGTGTTTTCATTCGCTGGATTAAATACTGGGTTTCCTCCAGCACTTGAATTTTGCGCAATATTTTCTGTAGCTGCAGGTGCTTGACCAGGCATGCCAGCTTGAGGATTATTGTCAGCTAACATTCCCATTGAGCCTAATCCAAAATCAGTTCCTAGTAAACCTTGAGATACACCACCTAACATACCTTGTTGATATGCACCAAACGTTCTCAAGCCCGCTCCACCAAGCATTTTTAGTTTTTTACCAAACTTTTGTGATCTAAAATCTTTTTCTTTAAATTCATCTCTTATTTGACCTACTTCACCTATCCCAGCTGAGTAACCTCCGGCTAGTCCACCCACTAAACCTTTAGCTAGTGGCTCTATCGCTTGAGGCGGTATAGCTCTTGCTGGAGATGTCTTGTTACCTTGTTTTGTCTTTGTTGGCATATTCTATTGCTTTTGTTATTACTTTGTAACTATATTTGTTAATATTTTCTAATTTTGTTGTAGGCATATCTTCTTCACCTAGCATAATACGGTACATGCGACTTATCAGCTGTTTGCACTTATAGGAAACTTTATATATATGATATTTTTGAGTGGTGCGGTTTCGTTTCCTCCACACTGTGATCCACCCTTGTTTCAATAATCTGTTCCAGCGCCTGTTATCCCAGCTGAATGAGTACGTACCTTTTTTAAAATCATCTTTAGTAAACATGTCTATAGCGTCTAAATAAATTAGTAGCTCTAGATCTGCGTCTGTTAACTTATTGGTTTTACAAGCCCACTTTCGTATTATTCTATAGTGCTTAAGTAATCCTAGATCTTTTAAATCACTAGATGTTAGTTTTCTCATAGAATAACTACTACATCATGTTCTTTAATTACTTTATATTCTTCTTTTTTAATTTCAATATTAAAACCAGATGATCTGTCATAATAAACTTCATCACCTTTTTTTAATACAGACACATCAGAGCCAGGTTCTATAACCTTAGCTCTTCTGTATCTAACATCTTCTCTTTGCTTTTCAGCTAGAATTAATCCGCCTTTTGTTTGAACATCAACTTCTTTGATTGGTTCAATAACTATATATTTACCTACTGCTTTCATGCTCTCACGTTATTGATTACACAATCAGTTGATAATATAGTTGTAGCTACTGAAGCTGCGTTAATTAGTGCACTCTTAGTAACTAACAAAGGATCTATAATTCCGGCTTTTACCATGTCCACCGTATTTCCTGTAACCACATCTAATCCTTTACCTTCTTCAAGTTTTTGCATTTCATTAATACCAGCATTTTTTAATATTAATTCATGAGGTCTTCTTATAGCTTGGTATAATACTTCCTCACCTATGCATGTTGGTTTCAAATTAAAACTAGCATTTAATAAAGCTATACCACCTCCTGGTACTATACCTTCTTTAATCGCAGCTTTTGTAGCGCAAATAGCGTCTTCAACTCTATCTCTCTTCTCTTTTAATTCTATCTCAGAGTTAGCCCCAACTTTAACTGTAGCAACCTTAGCCTTTAACTTAGCTAATCGTTTCTCTAGTCTAATAATAATATTAGGGTTTTTAGTTTCTTTTATATTACTCTCTAGTAAAGCAACAGTTTCCTTAACGTCTTCATTAGTTGATAAGTCAACTTGGAGTATAGTTTCTTCATGATTAGTAACTGATCTCATGCATGATCCTAAGTGTTCAGGACTTATAATGTCCATATCATCTCCTAGATCTTCGTTAATAAGTGTAGCGCCAGTAACAGCACATAGATCGCTTAACACGTCTTTCTTGCTGATTCCGTATATTGGCGCATCTATGATGTTGACTTTTATATTACCCTTCGTTTTATTCATAGCCAGCGCGGAAATCACTTGTGGGTCAACATCTGCAATGATAAGAAGACTCTTACCATTTTTAATAATATATTCTAAAACAGACTGTATTTTTCTAACATTAGGTATAACTGATTCAACTATTAAAACTAAAGGGTTTTCAAGCTCAGCAGTTCCTTTTTCTTTGTTAGTAATAAAATGGTTGTTTTTTAAAGGTCTATCATATTGAACACCTTCTATTAACTCTACTACAGTTTCAGGTTGTTCATTTGTTTCCATCATAACAACACCTGTTTCATCTACTAATCTAAATGCTTCACCTATAACTTTACCTAACTCTTTATCATTGTTAGCAGATATGGTAGCCACTTGGTCAATCTTCTTACCAGTAACTTTTTTAGACTTCTTATTTAAATACTTTATAACTTTGTCAACACCTGAGTCAATACCTTTTTTCATCTCTCTTGGATCATCAAGAAGAGAATGTTCTGTAGCTTGATCTAATATAGCTTTAGCTAGCACTGTAGCTGTAGTTGTGCCGTCGCCAGCATCTGACACTGTTCTTTGAGCCGCTTGTTTGATTAGCGTAGCTCCGATGTTTTCTAATGGATCTTGCAACGTTATGCTATTAGCAACTGTTACTCCATCTTTTGTTATCTGTGGTGCACCATTACTATCTTCTAGTATAACACATTTACCACTTGCCCCTAAAGTTGATCCTACTGCATTAGTAAGTTTTTCAACTCCAGTTAATATCTGACTTCTGGCATTATCACCAAAAGCCAGATTTTTAACTAACTTTAATTCTTGCATTTAATTTAATTTGATATAATTGATTTTGAATATTTACTCGAAGGTTTTAATTACTTTCGGTCCTTTGGTAAACTCTAGCTTTTTAGCATAATGTTCAATAGAAGCATCTATTGCTTGTTCTGCTCCAGCTATTGTTTCTCTTCTGGTAACATCGATCCAATTGTCTGAATCGATAGATCTATATTCGGTTTGTAAAAATCCATTTGGTAGTTGAACTATTCTCCAGTTTTTTTTCTGTGAAATATGTTTCCAGTACTTAATGGTTTCTTCTGTTGGTTGTGGTGCACTATTCCACGTGTTAGTGCGGGTATATAAAAACGTCATTGTATTTGGTTTTAAGTTAAACGTTGGTTATTATATACTATCACTTGATAGTTCGGTTATTTAAGCTTCTAATGCTTCTATCCTTGCGGTTAATTCTTTTATTGCTCCAACTAATAGTGGAACTAGCTTACTTTGATCTATGCCTTGATATATAGGATTATTATCGCTATCAACTGCATCTTTTTCTCCGTGTATTGCTTCTGGAACAACGCTAGAAACTTCGTGAGCTAGAAATCCATCTACAATCTTAGTATCTGGCTCTGATATAAAATTAAATCTACTTGGCTTAAGTTGTTTAACTCTATCAACAGATCCAGTCATTTCAACTACATTTTCTTTTGATCTATAATCAGATGTAGTATTATAAGCTGTTGCGCTATTATCAAAGGTTATACTTCCAACTTGAGCATTAGCGCTTACTACTTGTTGAAATATCATAGCTGCACCACTATTTGCATTTTTTCTAACTACAATAATACCATCTCTATACCCGTCTAGACCTATACTAATCGCTTTTCCACCTTGTGCAGCTTTATAGGGTGTTAGACCTATACATGCTTCATAAATGCCAGATGATCCTTGAACATCGTTAATACTTAACGGAGCTGACATAGTTGGTGTAGTATTACCTGTTCCTCTTATTTTCAAACTCTTCTGTGTGCCTTCGTATTGAATATAAGTGTCGGCTATTAAACCATTAGTTCCATTACCTCTTGTTATTGTTCCAGCAACTGCAGTAATTATACCAGTACCACCATTTCCAACTGGTAAAGTTCCAGTAACTCCAGTAGATAAGTTTACAGTAGGATAAGTAATAGCTTCCCAATTTAAACCAGTGGCAGCAGCAGACTTCGCGGTTAATACATAAGTGTCTGTACCTACAGCTAAATTAGTAGTTGTAGTTCCATTACCTACAGCTATTGTACCTTTAGCAGTTGTATCTAGTTGTGTCATAGCGTTTGTTCCATTACCAATCAACATATAGCCACTTACAACTTCTTGTGATACTAAATTAGTTATCCATTGAGGTGCAGTAGCACCGTTGTTAATACCTAGTATTTTATCATTAGTTGACAAGTTTAATGCTCCTAAAGTTGTAGTTGTTTCAGCATATAGTAAATCACCAACTACATAAACGCTTTGACCAGTTCCACCATCTACAGCTCTTAATTCACCTGACATAGCTGTAGCAGCTAAATCAACTTTCATTTTAGCAGTATCAAATACTAAACCACCATTAGTTAATAGTCCTGTATTTATAGTGTCTGGAGTTGTTCCAGTGTTTATATCAATACCATTACCCGCTTGATAAGAACTACCACTACCACCAGTTGGAGTAGTTATCCAATTACCAACACCGGATGCATTAATTTCTAAAACTCTACCACCACTAACAGCTGACTGTGTAGCTATTTTGTTTGGCAGTGTTATAGAGTAACTAAGTGGGTTGTTAGTATGGTCTGGGCCTACAATTGTTACATTATGGTTATTGTTCCAACAATTAAACTTTAAACTACTAGCTACAGAAGATCCATCGCCTTTTATTATTATAGTATCTTGAACGTTTAAAATATCACTTAAAAATGTAAAATTAGGTGAAGCTCCAAAAACACCACCAGTATCATGGTATTGTATTTGAGATACTGCACCAGCTGGATTAGCAGCTCCACCTGCTGGCGTGCCCCAAGTTCCGTCATGAGCTAAGTATTGTCCAACATTTCCACCCGTAACACCTATAGTTATAGTACCGCTAGTTGTTATAGCTGCAGAAGCTTCAAAAGCTGCTGGTACTGCTATACCTACCGATGTTACTGAACCTGCGTTATTACTAAATGGTAGTGTAGAAACCTTTATTTGCTTAGTAGCAAATTGAGGAGAACTAGCACTATCTGATATTAATATTAAATCATCGCTAACCGGAGTACTTTTTATAGGGTAAGAGTATATTACAGACATATTCTATTATTTATGATATTTCTTCTGAGCAGCCTTTACATTAGGCATATTATATGTAGCAACTTTAGTTACCATATCCGACATTCTTTGCATTGATGGATGTTTGGCCTGCATTTTAGCTGGATCAATGTAAAATTTTTCACCTTTTTCATAATTTTCACCGCTTTCAGTTGCTGTTACCTTAGATCTTTCAGGTATCTTAGTAGTTATCTTACTAAACGACCCTTCATCTATCCCTCCAGTGGTTGTATTAAATCTCTCATCACTCTCTACGCTTGTAATAAACTTAGGCAAACCTGAAGTATGGTATTGATCTTTATTCTTTTTAAGAGCTTTAGGCATTATTGGATTACCTTTTTGCTGTGCAGCTAAAACATCTGATGTAGCTTGTTTGCCGTATCTTTCTTTAATACCCATATCAGTGTCTGACATTTTAGCAGCATAATCACCTTTCATAGGTGCTGCCATATTTGGCATTGGCCCTTCTTTTTCAAACTTGAAATTGTAGTTGTTTTTAGCTTCAATATTTTTAAATACTTTTTTATTAGGATTAAGTATTAAACTAGCTTTTGAAATGTTTGAAGTTGGCTTACCTTTTTTCTTAGCCGCTGCAGACTTGTTTTTAGAAGCCTTAGCTTTAGCTTTTTGCTTCATTAAATTTACCTTTCCTCTTTGTTGAGCAGCATTGGAGTTTTTATCTTTAGCAGCTTGCTTCATCGATTCTTTTCTGTCTCCATCACCATCAATGTCTGGATAGTCAGGTTTAGCACCTTTTTGTTGAGCAGCCATATTATTCTTAGTAGCTGTCATATTTTGTTTTTTATTTGGCATTTTGTTTTTTTTTAGTATTGTTTATCCAACTACTTTCGAGAAAGGATTACCGCGTTTAGCTTTATTTTCTATTTTGTCAATTTTTTTATCTATTTTATCAGCTGCTTTTTCTTCACTAACAAATCTAGCACCAACTCTTCTATTATACTTAGTTAGTCTTTTAGTATCTCTAGGAGTTGTAGGAATAAAATAACCTTCAGCAGCTTTTTTATCTCTGAACATAGGGTTTTCTTTCTTATATTCACTTTTTGGTACTTTAATAATATGTTTTGTCTTGCCAGTATCGTAACCTGTACCAACTTTTCTTTTTACTGTGTTTTCTACAGCATAATCAGTTAAATTGCTCTTAGTAACGTTAGCTCCTCTAATACCTTGGTTGTCTTCATCTGTAAAAATAACTACTCTTTTTGTTTTTACCTTGTCTTTCTGCGCAGCTGGCGATACTTTGTTTAGATGTCTATCTGATAATATACTCATATTTTAATATTTTTGTCTTATTTTAGTATATTACACAACTTTACTCGTTTTTACATGAAACAAACTGTATTTACATCATATAATATACATGAAGAAACTAGAGAAAACAAAGATAATTACAAGTATAGTACTTAATATAATAAAAATAGTCGATGTATTGATTAATGTCACAAAAGTGTGACAATAGCCTGTTACTAGGCTAGGTCTAACGGCCTAATGTCACTGTTTTTTGTAACTGATTAGAAGTATAGAAGTAAAGTGTTGCCCCCTACCTAATCTATTTACGTTCTTCTACAAAATTGGATTTTTATTTTTGGCCCCACCCTTTTTTCCACGTTTTCAATTTATATATTTTCAATTTTCGTTTATATATATTTATAATTTTTAAAAAATGTACAAACATACAAGCTAACTACATAGACATGTAGATAATATAAATATAATTAACAACTAAACAAATAAACAAATGCAAATTAAAAAGAAATTAAACACATTAATAATAATTACTATAATATTATTACTAATCAATGAGATATTTCTAATGTAAGATACTTAGAGAATATGTGTAAGACTTTTAACTAATAATTAACATACAAATAAAACTACACTCTTACAAACTAAACACAACTAACAAACGATAATATAAATATAAACTAAATAATAAATATAAACTATGAATAATAATAAACTAACAACAAAAAGATTTGTAATAAGAAAATCTTTACTCGGTACAAATACAGTAATTACATTTACTAATAATAAAGAAGTTACTTTCACTTATGATCATGATGAGATTTACTCAACATATCAAGAAAAGTTCGAATCAATGTCTTGCTTTCAACAGTATAAATCTTATACAAATTCTAACACTGTTCCAAAATTCTGTAGAGAATTAAGTACTCAGTCTTAAAACTAAAAGTCGAAGTTGATAGTAATACTTTAACGACTATAAATAACACGAACATATTACTCAGCACAAATACAAACTAATTACGACAAAGTGTCGATACTATAAATATAAACTAATAAATAAATAACTATGTATAATCCTAATAATCCTTCAAATTGGTCTTGGTCAAAAGCTTTCCAAGAAGTTGAAGACACAGTAAATCAAGCTGAACTTACTCAACAATCTATAAATCACGTACTAAATTATCCTGGTGAGGCTAATGGTGTCTATATGTCACTAAGTAAATCACAACAAGATGATGTTTACGATATACTAAATCAAATATTATGACAACTATAGAAAAAATAGCTCTTGAAGAATTCAATATAGAATACTCTCAACTTGGAGAGAACGAGCAACAATGGTGCCATGACGAAATGGTAAATAATAATAAACACTTAAAATAAATATGAAAAAACTAATAATATCAGTTGGCGCTTTACTGTTAATGTCGTCAGCGACTAACAAAACTTATCCGTCAGATCAACTCTGTATGTCTATGTTGAATATAAACGAACTTAACGAGTGGATATGGCAAGACTATCAAAATGGTAAAATAACAGAAGAACAAGCAGAAATGTATAGTGAACTACTACAAGAAACTTATACGTTCATTGAAGATTACTACCAACATCTACCTGACGGAACTTACTATCAATTTGATTTACAAACTGAACACAATTACTAAACGATAATATAACTAAAATAAATAATATGAATATAAAACAACATAAAGCTAAACTAAATAAAAAGTACAATCAAGCAATTGTAGACGAAGTCCTCAACACTATGTGGTCAAAGCTCGGTAACGAGTTAGATAATGTGATGATGGAATCAGGTGATTACTCTGAAACTAACAATGAAATGTTTGACGATCAAGATCACTACATGGGAATTATTTGCAACACTATGAAACTACAATGCGATGAGTGAACAGCAAAAAATAGAAGCAATCGCTAATGATATACAGAATGGTATCTACGGTTGGACACAGAAATGTGGAACAGAGTGGCAGAAGTGGACATACTCACTAAATCTAGCTAGAAAAATATACGAAGGTGAATTAATAATAGAATTAAATATAGATAATGAATAGAGATAGAGAATGGGATTTTATTGATGAAGCACATCATAAACTATCAGATGAAAAAACTTTACTAGCAACTTTTGCAATAGTAGTCAACGAACTAGCTATAAAGTGTCCTAATGACCAAGAACTAGGTAAAGAAGTAAGACAACTAATAAAAGATTACAAACTAAATACGAATACTAATGGATAATAATAACATGAAAACAATTAAATTTTACCCAAGCGACAGATCACTAATTAGATTAGACGGTCAAATGCTAAAAGGCTACACTATTAATAATATACCAGACGAATATACAAGCTGGTTTAACTACAAAGGACTTACTTACATAACAAGTTAACAAATAACTCGCGAAATGTAGTGAACTGGTGAGGGATCGTTATGAACTCAGGATGTACTACAACAGCTCATACTTTAAACGGTATGGGCTTTTCGTGGTAGATGAAAACAATAAAAGTAACAATGAAAGAAATATATGATGCTATGAAGCCTTCTGTGTATAAAAACAAGAAGAAATATACTCG